TTAACGGGGAACGGGGGGGGTCTGAGGGGGGAGAGAAAGGATTGAAAATGAAACGTAAGATACGGACAGTCTTAGACTTCTTGAACATAGACGGTTATGCGGCGATAACGCCAGAGATAGCGATTGACTTTATTAACTGGCTGGACGAGGAGGGGATAGACGAGGACGTTCGTGAGGACTTAAGGGGTATGATTACAAGTTTAAAGCAGTATAAGGGGGAGAAGGTACGGCTGGAGTGGAGCGAGATGGCACCAAGTGGACTTAATTGGGTGGGGGTTGAGGAGTAAGGATTAATATGAAAGAAGAAGTGATTAAAAATCTGTCGCTTGACCAGTTCAAACATACATTTGACCAGCTGGTGGAGTTGATGGTGAGTAATGCCTACATTTACTATGACTACCTGTTCGATACAGATACGAGAAAGACGAGGCAGATTGAGTGGGGGTTTTCGGATGAGGATTTGATCGATCTTTTAGGTGACTTCATCAACGACTCGGACTACTCGGTGGACGCTACTGCCTTTTATGAGGAATACGGTGAGGAGGCGAGAATAGAGGCAGAGCGTCTGATCTTCGAGGCAGAGGAGGACTAATGCGGAATAAATGTGAGGTGAAGGTCACGACACGGGATGAGGAGACGGGGAAGATCGTCTCGGACATTATCAACTTATATGACTTAACTAGCCTGTCACGGCTGATCGAGAAGATCAGGTGGCATAGTAGGTACACAATCGCCCCATATTCGGGGGTGGAATATCAGGGCAAACCACTATTCTTAGGTGACACAGTCGAGTTTAACGGGGAGACGCTGGTTGTAGCGTGTGACGAGCGGGGATACCACTTAGAGAAGATCACACGGGTGGAGTTTGGAGATCTCAATGTGACTCCAGCTGTCACTAATACACCAGCCACACCTACCGTTTTAGCCGAGCCACAGGTCACTACGATTGAAGACAATGACGAGCGACCGATTCCAGGGTTTCTAGGATATCTCGCCACCTCTAGTGGGGAGATCAGGTCGATAAAGTATGGCGATAAGAGGACTCTGAAAACTCTGAATAAGAATGGCCGCGACTATGTTCAGTTAAGAGTAAATAATAAGTACACAGCACGTCGGGTTGACTTCTTAGTGGCACTAGCATTTATTGACGACACATTAGAGAACTCATACGCTATTATCCACAAGAATAACGACCTAAGTGACAACTCGGTGGGGAATTTAACGATTAAGAAATAAGAGACAAAATGGCAAAACTACAACTTTATCCATTTCAGAAAGAGACAGTCGATAGACTACTTGACCCAAGCCTTGAGTCTAGCACGCACTTTGTGGTAGCTCAAACTGGGGTTGGCAAGACAGCGATTATGTTTAGCTGGCTAGAGAGAAGACAGCAGTACCTTAATAACTCAGCTAAGATTAACTGGCTAATTGTGACGACTCCAGCTAAGGTGAAGAGTGGGGACTTCTTCACCGATTTAGAACGCTTCACCGACTACACGAGAGAGGCGATTCTAGCCCACCACGGCTCGTTTAAGGTGGTGTCATGGTATCAGTTGGATAAGTTGGTTAAATCAAACGACATCGACTTCTCAGGGCTTCTGGTGGCGTTTGACGAGGTGCATAAGGGGAGTGGTATGAATTTATCGGGAGCAAGCTCGATGAGTAAAGCGTTTGTGAAAATCGCAAGCCACGCCTCGGACTTCATCGGTTTAACTGCCACACCTGGCGATACTTGGAGTAAGTTTTGTGCCTACTTTATGGCAACCAATTTAGTCCGTAATAAGACACAGTACTATAACCACTTCGCCGTGACACAAGACTTTAAGGGGTTCAGAGAGATTGCAGGGTGGCGAGATGAGGAGACATTAAAAGAATGGTGGGGTAGGATTAGCTATGCGCCAGACGCATCTGAGGTGATTAACCAGCTTCCAAGTGAGATGCACGAGCAGGTGTTCTTTAAGAAACCGACAGGGTATGACAAGGTATTGAAAACTCGTGTAGCGAGCGACGGCACTTTGCTTGATACGCCAGGGAAACTGATCGCCGAGCTTCGTCGTATTGCATCGTCGAAAGACAAGCTGGAGTGGCTAGGTGATTTCATCGAGAACGCCGACAGTGGTATTGTGGTATTCGTGAACTTAATCGCCGAAGAGGAGGCAGTCTATGAGGTAGCAAAAAAGGCATTGAAGAATCGTGGGGATAACGCCCCGATCTTCAGAGTAGACGGGTCACATAAAGAGTTCCCGACCGAGGAGACGATCAAAAACGGCGTGGTGATTTGTCACTATTTATCAGGGGGAGAGGCGCTTAACTTACAGTTTATGCACCTCTGGGTATCACTATCACCAAATTACTCGTACTCTACAAGCGTACAGGCAAGGGGTAGGGTTCAGAGGATTGGGCAGAAACACCCTGTGTCATATTACTATCTCACATCTAAGGGTACGATTGACGAGGATATTTACAAGATTTTGAAGACTAAAAAAGATTTTAAGGAGGAAAATTGGGTAATATAACAGTTTCTAGTTACTGGCAGAATAAAGGTTTCAATAGTGATGAGCAGGTAGCAGAGCATAAGAAGAACAAACATCTTCATTATGTATTAGCGAGTCAGAGGCGAAAAGGTATTGAGCAGAATAAAAACCAATATTCTGTACAAATTCGGGAGCTATTATTAAAAGCTATTGGTGACATCGAGTATAAGAATGAGATGGCAGATGAGATTATCAATAACCTATTCGAGCAATTTAGTTTAAGGGAAAGGAGTAAGCCAAGAAGGATCGAGGTTAAAGAGATTAGAGGGGAATAAAAACAAATAATAAGAAAGGAGCAACATCATAAGTGGCACAAGGTCTGGAGCTTTGAAAGCGAGAAATACAACCTATGAAAAATATGGGAAGGACTTCTATAAAAACATTGGTAGAAAAGGCGGAAGTGTACAAGGCACTAGAGGAGGATTTGCAGCGAACCCTGCACTAGCAAGTATCGCAGGCGCAAAAGGTGGAAGAATCTCAAGAAGAGGTCCAGCAAAACCTAAAACAGTAGTATTAACCGATGCTAACCAGCATCAACCAACATCAATTAATGTATAATTATAAAAAAAGGAAGAAGATATGAATTTTACAAGAAGTGGAATATTCGGCAGCTTGATATCTGAGACACAAGATAGAGTACATCATCTTGCCGTTATAGAGTATATTCGTAGAAATAAAAACCTTGATAATTTATCAATGGATAAGGCAGTATATGGTTTTGATAACGATTTAAAAGATGATATTAAACAATCAAGCAAAGGTCTCTCTTTAAGAACTACTTATCGCCTTAAACTCGTAGACAGGTACTTTTTTATCATTGATGCAATATTAAGTGTAGTAGGGGTTTCTATGTTCGTTTTTACCCTAATGAACTTTAACTCAAACGATGGAAATTGGGCTATAGGCACAGCTATCATCTCTCTTGGTGACATAGCCATTAGCGTTTTAGTATCAAAAATTAGAAAGGAGCTGTTTTAATGAAACGATACAAACTTAAAAAAGATTTACCAACTTTCAAGGCTGGTGATGAATTCTATCTAGATAGCAATAACGATCTTCGACTTAAAAAGCCTGACATCATGGCATATAGTCATATAACTCTGGAGAAATTCCCAAACATTCTCAAGGATTGGTTCGAGGAAATCCCTGAAAACAAGAGGTGGAGAGCAGAATATGGGGGAGAGTATGCATATATAGCTGATGATGGTTCAATATTTTTTGGTAATGATCGCCGCGGTCGTGCAGATAATTATCGCTACAGGACGGGTAATTATGCAAGAGTAGGTGACCCAAGATCGTTAGTTGAATACAAAGAATACAACATCGCTCGCCAAACACTTCTAGACGACGCCGAGGGCGGGAAGTATTCTTATGGTGAAGAGAATTGGTGTACCTATTATAGTAAATGTACTCAGGAGTGGACGGGCTTCGACAGTGATATATATTATCCAGGAATGATTTATTTCAGAACAGGAGAAGCACTTCGAAAATCCCTCGAAGAACACAAAGAACAGTGGCAGATCGTGTGTAAATACGAGATGGGGGAGATGTAATCAGAAGAGGTATATTGAAACCAAAATCTGCCTATAACAAATTTTCAAAAGTAGAAGAACACGCAAAATGGGCGATCAGAAAAAGAATATTATTAAAAATAAAAGTTTTTATGAAAGCAAAAAAATAAAATGCGAGAAATAGAATTTAGAGGCAAATCTACTAAAGATGGCACTTGGGTTTATGGCTCTTATGAATCGTTTATGCAAGTTTTAACAGATAGAGAGATAGCAACTATCCATGTAAAGATGGACTGGGGATTAAACTCTCACGTAGAGGTGTGGGATGATACTGTCGGCCAATATACTGGGATTAAGGACAAGAACGATAGGAGGATTTATGAAGGTGATATTGTCTCTATATACGATGGACACTATATCGGTTCTATCAACCAGCATCCTAGTGGAGAGTGGAAAATAATATGGGTTACCCCAAAAGGTACGGTAGATAGTCTTTACGCCCATCGAGATTTGTGTGAAGTTGTCGGTGATATTCACCATAACCCTGAATTATTAGAGGAGAATGAAGATGCGTGAATTAAAATTTAGGGCTTGGAGTAAATCAGAAAAGAAAATGATTTATAACATCCAAAATGAATTCGAAGAAAGAATCGAACTCGGCATGGACTGCTTTTCTGATTATTTAAAAAATGATGACTTTATCGTTGAGCAATATACTGGGCTAAAAACCAAGAACGGCAAGATGATATATGAGGGGGATATCGTGTCTAAACATAATAGCGACCTTAAAGGTGTAGTTAAACAAGTAAAAGATGGGCAATGGGCAATCTATTGGGATAATACTCCTGATGGTTATTATGTTCTTTTTAAGTATTCAAACTTATGTGAAGTCATTGGCAATATACACGAGGACAATCCTAATGAAAAAGAATGAATTCGACGTCCCAGTAGATTGGGGAAAACTTAGCTCTCATAAACCTGCCATACATTCTAAGAGCGAAAAGCAAATCTACTGGGCAAAAATTCGTATGGCGAGCAAAAAGAAGAAATTTAATGAGACAGATAACAACCAAATTAGCCTCTGCAAAAACTGCTACTGTATGACACATACAATAAACGGCAAGTGTGGTAAGTGTGGGGCTAGAAAGGAGGAGGAATGACAGTTAGAGGTAAAACTACTAAGAGGTTCTGCCCTGTATGTGGCAAAGAGTTCCATCCACGAATGGCAGATGTCAAGCGTGGATGGGGGAAGTTCTGCTCTAAGCGATGTAAGGCTATTAAACAAAATGATGAGGGAATAGGTAGAGACTATCAGGATCAAGTATATATACCGATGGAAGAAGATATATTTTATATTCCAACATGGGATAGGATTGAGGATTAACAATGGCATACGCAGGACATAAAAACAAGACAATGCCTGACGGGCAAAATATCGTTGACTACATTATGCCAACGATTATTCAGGAGAGTAGACTTTATGGTGGGATAGCACTACCATCAAGAGAACAAATAGCTCTTGTAATTAGAGCAATGAGAACGCACCCATTACTAGAATACGCCGCTAAATATGATTTTTCAGAGCTATCTAAGTCTGATGAAGTTACAAGGTTTTGGCCAACCATATTAAGTATTGATAGTTTCTTTAGAGACGCACCACTAGAGGTCTTAGATGCGCATAATAATATAATAAGGAATACCATGAGATTAAGAAATAAGAAGACTGGAGAAGTTTACTATATGTATTCTGAGAGCGTTAATCTAGGTGATAAACCTCAAATTATATTATTCCCAAGAGGGCAAGTCCAGACAGACAAAAAAATATACAGCTATGACTCTCTCTCTAAACTTAACGAGGATTGGGAGGACTATGAAAAGTAAACTAAGTAAAGAAGCATTCATAAAATTGGCAGAAGCCTATTCTAAACAGGAGAATTATGAAAAGGAACTAAGCAATAATCTCGAAGCTATAAATGAAAAATACAAAGTCTACATGGGATTCATTGGCTTTCCTAGCGCTTCTGACTTAATCATGGACGTAGTACTAGATCTCCTCGGCGAGGATTTCAGCTACTATTTTTATGACTGCAATGAAAGCTTTGATAAATTTAACAAAAATACTACCTTGGCGGACGGTACTCACCCAACCGTTAAGGACTTCGGTGAGTTATGGGAGTTCAGCCAAAAATATGGGATCGATACAGAATGAAATACTACACTTCAGATGTTATTAGAAAAGAGGAGAAATAATGTTACCAACAAAATCAACATTTGACGAATATGTCAAAAAAGGTTTAGTTAGAAGCCAAACCTATAAAGACATGACCATCTATCAGTACACCGAGTTTACTCAATTCGAAAGTCTGTGGAATAACTGTACCTTAAACGCCCGTGGTATCGTGTTTGATGATGATGGAGTACTCGTCCAGCGATGTATCCCAAAGTTCTTCAACCATGATGAACCTGACGGTATTAAGGTTGAGAAGTTGATGTTAAGAGAACAGCTCCCTATAATTCAAGAAAAGTTAGACGGCTCTCTGATTAAAATCACAAAAGACCAGGAACACGGATTAGTCATTACTTCAAAAGCAAGTTTTGAATCAGACCAAGCTAAAATGGCAAAGGAGATTGTAGAAGAGAACAACTACAGCTTCAAAGAGGGCTGGACTTACCATTTTGAACTCATTCACCCCGACAACCAAATTGTCTTGAACTACGGCGATGAGAGAAAGCTTGTACTTCTTGCTATTATCGACAACATAACAGGTAAAGATGTCGACATCTATTCTGACGAGTTTAAGTTTGATAAACCAAAGCTATATAACTACGAGACCTTGTTAGATGTGAATGTCTTAAACAAAGACGGACTACACGAGGGCGTAGTGGTGAACTATGGGAGTTATCGTTTGAAATATAAGACAGATGAATATATCAGGCTTCATCGAATTGTCACCGAGTTTACTCCGAAGAGAGTTTGGGAAGCTCTGTATGCTGGACAGAGGATAGACAGGATGAACATCCCAGAGGAGTTTATCAAGTGGCTTGATGACACAGAAAAAGAACTACTCCTTAAATACAATGAGCTATTTGACAAAATTAACCAAGCTCTTGCAGATACCATTAATATGAATATGACCAATAAAGAAATCGCCTTATCTGATAATGAAGCAATTAAAGAAGTGCGAGAATATATTTTTGCTGTGAGATCTGAAAAAGATGTAAGGGCAAAAATCTGGAAAGCAATTAAACCAAAAGGAGACAAATGAAAATTTTAGCAAAAGTATTAGTTGGTAGTAGGTTGCATGGTTTGGATACTCCCGAATCAGACTACGATTACCGAGGTATACATATCTCTTCGTTGCAAGACAAACTCAGTCCATTCAAAAAAGATAAGAATACTGTTTGGATCGAGGGGAACGAAGACAATACTAGTTATGAGTTAGCTGATTTCTGTAAACAAGCAGTCCAAGGTAATGCCACTATTTTAGAAGTATTTTTTAGCGACAAGGTATATGAAACCAGTCCAGCACATCAGGAGATGAAAGAGAACTGGAAGAAGTTTATTGACACCCATAGATTCATAGCAGCTAGTAGGGGTTATGCCCATAACCAATGGAATAAGTTCTATAACTTTGAAGATACTGGTTTACTTGGTCAGAAAAGAACAGCTAAATTCGCCATAGCTTTCCTGAGGGTAATGTGGCAATGTGAACAATTCCTACTTACTGGAGAGTTTAAGTGTAGTGTTAAAGATTGTGATTATTACGATTTAATGCGTAGGATCAAGCCTATGAATATTGATGAGATTCAGGGGCTAGTTCCAGAAGCAATAGCAGCTATGTCCGATATGAACATGAGAATCAGCATGGCTGAATCAAAAAGTGAGTTTATAAACATGAAGCCAGACTTAGATTGGATTGAAAAATTTATAGTCAGAGCATACGAAAAGGAGAAATAATGAAGGTACTAATGTTAAAAGGGCTTCCAGCATCAGGTAAATCTACCTATGCTAAGGAGCTAGTCTCAAAAAACCATAATTGGGTCAGAGTAAATAAAGACGACCTCAGAGCTATGATGAATAATGGAGAGTTCTCCTATAAGCTTGAAAAACAAATTGTAAAGACAGAGCGAGAACTTGTAGATATTGCTCTTAAAAATGGAAAAAGTGTAGTAATTGATGACACGAATTTTAACCTAGACCATGAATTATTTTTTAGAGGTTCAGCTCGTCAATATGGTGCAGAATTTAATGTTAAGTTTTTCGACACCCCACTAGAAGTATGTATGGTTCGTGATAATAAGCGTCCTAATGGCGTAGGTGAGACGGTAATCCGTAGAATGTATAATCAATACTTAAAATCAGAACCAACCGTCTATGAGCATGATAGAAGCCTTCCAACGGCAATTATATGTGATATAGACGGAACCCTAGCCCATATGGAAGACAGAATCCCCTATGACTGGAATAAGGTTGGCGAAGATAAGGTCGACCCGATTATTAAGAACTTACTCGATGCAGTACAAGGCCGCTATCTCATTATTTTAGTCTCTGGACGTGATGAAGTGTGTCGAGAAGAAACAAGGAAGTGGTTAGGAAAACATGATATTCCCTATGTGCGACTGGTTATGCGCCCTGAAGGTGATATTAGAAAAGATTCAATCGTTAAGCGAGAATTATTTGAGAAATGTATCAGACCTTATTATGATATTGAGTTCGTTTTAGATGACCGCAACCAAGTTGTCGATATGTGGCGAAGTCTCGGATTGAAGTGCCTGCAAGTAGCTGAAGGAGATTTTTAGTCACCTTGACATTCTACCCCTGTTGTGCTATAATGCAGATAGGGGGAAAATAAAAGATAATATCATTAAAACAAACAAAATTAAACTAATAAGAAAGGAAAAAATATGGCACTAAATATTATTTCTGGTGTCCAAACTGGCAAAGAGAAAGTTATCATCTATGGTCAGGCTGGCTCTGGAAAATCAACACTTGCCTCTAAGTTTTCTAAGGCACTATTCCTCGATACCGAGGGTGGTCTTAACTACTTAAATGTATTAAGTGTACGCATCAAAAGTTTCGATGAGTTTATGCAAGCTATCGTCGAGTTAAGAAGTGAGGCTAACTCAGGCAAGAAACGCTTTGACACTATCGTTATCGACAGTATTGACTGGGTAATCCCAATGATTACTTCAAGGATTACTGGAGCAGGTAGTGGCTCTACAATGCGAGAGATTGAGTCTACACTTAAGAATACCTTGAACCGTGGCGACGGCTCATATGGCAATGGTAAACAGTTCTTAGACAACTATATCCGTCAATTTCTAATCAAGGCATTGCAGGGTTTAACCGACCTCGGCTATCGCCTAGTCTTAATCGCCCATGCAGAGCGTAAAATCTTAGTCAACGCTGACGGTGAAGATGTATCACTCGTCGCACCAAAGATTGACACAAATACTATGAACACTTTCGTAGAGTGGGTAGATGATGTATTCTATATCCGTAAAGGTTCTGATGGTACTCGTGAACTCATTGTAGATGGTAGCGAGAACTTACTCGTCAAGAACCGACATGGACTAAGTGGGCGTATTGCAATCAGCGATGACTTTGATATAAATAAGTTAGTAGCAACAGTTAAAAAATAATAAGGAGAAAAAATAAATGGCAATTAACTGGGACGAGGTGAACTCACAGTATAGTGGAAACTTCAAGCCATTCGTAGAAGACGGAAAATTCAAAGTCAAGCTAGAGAAAGTAGAACTTGGTAAGCTAACGCCAACAGGTTCATACCCACTTAAGTTCTTTTTTCAAGAAGAAAAAGAAGTACAGTACCCAAAGCTAACCGAGTGGATTTCGTTCAAACAAGGTAAAGATAACTGGCGTTATCACCGTATGTCACAACTCATGCAGTTCTTCAAAAAGTCGGAGACAGATGCACACAACGGCGTAGAGTTCGCAGAGAGCAAAGGTAGTAATGAAGGAATTGCAAAAGGATACCTCGACTGTTTTAATCGTATTGCTTCCCTACACCCTGAAGTTCAGATTGAAGTTTCTACTGAAGTGACCAATGGCAAGGAATACGCTCGTAGCGACTGGGCAGATAAAACTATCCGTATGGGAAATAGCAATAAAGCCACTACACAAGTCGCAGGGGTAGTCTTAAATCAGGGCGAAACTACAACTGTTGTCTCATCAGATGATGTTCCATTTTAATAGATAGAACAAGCAAAAACATCTAGCCAGATACTAATACTGTCTGGCTAGACCAAAACAAAAAACTAAACAACTTACAAATTAAAGGAGAAAATATGGAAAACACTACACAAGAAAACCTACAAGATAAAACTATTCAAGCTATTGAAGAATTAGCACAGAAAATTGTGTCAACCGAAAAAGCCCTTGAAGAGCAAGAGAGGTCACTATCACTCAAGAATAAAGAGTTCGCAAACTTCATCAAAGCACAAAAACACAACGAAGAGGAACTTAAAGTTCTATTTGACATGGTTAAAGAGGAAATGGAAAAACGAGGATTAAAAGAACATTTAACCTCTATTATGAAGTTCACCTTGTCTCCAAGTGGCAAATATCGCTTAACTGAAGATGCTGATATTGAAGATATCCCAGATGAACTCTGTGATGTCAAGAAGGTCTTGAATAATAAGAAAATCAAGGCATATAAGGAGCTAAACAATTCTCTCCCAGCTGGAATAGAAAGTACTGGTAATATCTTAAGGAAAGAACTTTTGGTATAATTTAACTGTGAACCCACAGAAACAAAAATACCTTAAACTCATGAAGAATAGACACAAGATAGAGTACATGGAGTACTCTGCTGGTGGACTGTTGTTTTTAGTGGAGAAAAAGACCGAGTGGTTAGCACCTGAAGAGAATGACGCAAGGATACTCACGATGCCAAATATCCCTAGACCACTCCACACGGTTGCTCCAAGAAACTACATGGGGCAGACAGAGTGGGATAAAAAACGCAGGCGTTGCTATTATGATGCGAACTACACAGATGAAATCATGGGGACTGACCTCGATAAAGGGAAGTGCCAAGCTCACGAACTTTACGACTTCTTTTACACAACTAAAACAAGTGTATTCAAGAGAGTTGTCTGTTTATCCGAACTTACTCATCAACGAGGTATTCATACTGGGCGTATGCTGTCACTCTACAAGAAAGGCTCACCACTTTACTCCAAGAAGAGAGTACTTGAGGGGGTAGAAAATACTTTCCGTCTAATCTTTGAATACAACAGACTGAATAGTCTGACTAGCGATAAAAAGATTAAACCATACTATGTTTGGCTAGATTATCTCAACGAACCTGAACTTAAAAAAGAAGTTCTAGCTCTAATTAAAAGATACAACATTGAGTTTTGGATTGAGTATAGCGTCAATGAAGAAGAAAGTTGGGGTGACTGGAAGCTTCTCTATAACAATAAAGAATATCGTAGTCCGTTTAATAGCGAGGCTGACTGGAGAGAGTACTTTGGAAAGAAAAACGAAGAAGAGTTAAAGATAAAAGACTGGAACCCCCTCGCTGATTTCAATGAGAAGTTTAAGGAACTTTGGGAAGATTAAGACTTAATAAATGTGCCGTTTTCAGTCTTGCCAGTTCTGTCTTTGATTTCATTGTAGGCAGACTCTAGGCAATCTCTAGGGTCTTTGCCGTTAATAGATGCGAGGATAATCAAGGTAACAAGGCTATCACCGATAGCATCATCAAACTCTACCCCATTTCTATTCCTAGTAACCTCATGAGCGATTTCGCCAACTTCTTCAATAACTTTGTTAAGTTGTGATTTTGGGTCATTCAAGCCTTTTTCTTTACCCCATTTGATGATTTCGTTTATAAGTATGTCTGTATCCATGAGTCTATTATACAAAAATAACTCCCATAAAGAGAGTTATTTTTTTTCGATTGCGGACACCACAATCCTGATTTTTTGGTAGAAGGTGATAAAAAAGATCCAATAGAAGCCGAGCCTTAATCACCTAACTAAATTATACCATAAAACACCTAATATACCATTT